GAAGGTGCAGATGATTTGCCTTTTTGATTAGCTGAATTTAAAAAAATAGGATTTGAACCAATGGAAGGGAGTTAAACACTCCTTTCTTTTTAAAACTAAAAACTATGTATCAAGCACATTATTTGACAGAAAAAGGAATAAAAGAATATAAAGCGACAATTTCAAGGCAACATTTCTTGGACCTAAAAAGAAAGAAAGCAACCAATGAAAATTGTGAAAATTTAATCAGATTAGTATTTCATCATTTTAATATACCTTTTGATTTAGCCAAAACGAAATCCAGGAAAAGAGAAATCATAATTGCAAGACAATTTGCAATGTATTTTTTAAGGCAAGAATTTTATCAATTAAGCCTTCAGAAAATAGCTGATTTTTTTGATAAAGACCATTCAACCGTTGTTTATTCAATTGGGCAAATAAATGATTTATCGGAATACGATTTTGAAATAAAAGAACATCACAAAAAAATTATGCAAAGAATAATTGAAATGTATAAGTAAATTTATACCTTTGTTAGGTAGTCAATATTTAGCGATGTTGTTCAACGAGGTTCAAGTTCCTGCTACTATATTTTTTTTAACAACTTGAATAAAAAAACTTACTATGGCCAAAGGCAAAAAATCATTCGTATTATACACCGACCAAATCGGTATTTTTTCAAAGCTAACAGATGAACAAGCTGGATTGCTTATTAAACACATTTACGCTTATTGCAATGACGAAGAACCGAAAGGTGATTTTGTTACTGAATTAGCTTTTGAATCTATTAAACAAGCGTTAAAACGCGATTTAAGAAAGTTTGAGGATGTAAAAGTTAAGCGTTCAGAAGCCGGAAAAAAGAGTGCTGAAGTTAGAAAGCAACAAAAAGCAACAAAATCAACAAGTGTTAAATCTGTTCAACAAAAGGCAACAAAATCAACTGTAAGTGTAAGTGATAGTGTTAATGTTAATGTTAGTGTAAATGAGAAAGTAAATGATATATTAAAACGAAAACAAAGTTTTCGCCAATCATTAACAGATTTTAATAAATCAAATCCGAGTAAATACCCTAAACAACTTTTTATTGATTTTGAAATGTATTGGACAGAACATGGGCCAAAGGATAAAAAGATGAGATTTGAAAAAGAAAAAACTTTTGGAATTGCTTCACGACTTTCAACCTGGTTTAAAAGAGATTTAAACGGCACGTACAAAGCTAAAGTTAAACGCTTAAATACTTTCGATTGATGAAAAAAGGATTCAAAATCACACAAGCGGTTGAAGTTACTGAAGCATTAATTGAATATCGCGACAATTATAATGATAGAGGTAAGTATTTAGGTTTTGAAAATCTTAACGATCTTTACACAATGCAACTTGGAACGTGCACCGATTGGACCGGATTCCCACGAAGCGGAAAAACGCAAGTTTTAATGGAATTACTTTTAAATACTTCTTTGTATTACGGATGGAAACACCTTGTTTATTTTCCGGATGTTGGAAGCAATGTTGAAATAATTGCTGATTTACTGCACAAGAAAACCGCGAAATGCTTTAATCCAAAATATAAAAATGTTATTTCTGATAAAGACATTTACCGCGAAACTGAATGGTTATTGGAGCATTTCAAAGTTTTAACGAAAGCCGATGTGAAAGCAAAATTAACACCTTTCGAATTTTATGATTTGGCCGCAAGTATGAAAGATGAAATTCAAACCGCTTCAATTGATTCCTGGAAAGATATGAGCCACCCATACAATGAATTTGGCGGTTATGCAATGTATTTAGAAGCGGTATTGCCTTACAGAAATCAAACCGCTGAAGATAATAATTTGCACATTCACACGGTAATACATCCAAAGCTAACAGAAAAGGAAAACGGTAAAAGGAAAGCACCAACACCGTATGATTTGAAAGGCGGTTCAGAATGGTTTAATAGTGGAAAATGTATGATAACAGTTCATAGAGAAAGCACCGAAACAACAAATGCAGATATTTCAATTCACAAAGTTAAACCGAGAAGTTGCGGAAATGTTGGTTTTACTTCTTTACAATTTGATGTTGAAAAATTGGTATATTTCACAACGGAACAAACGGTGAATGGAAACGTGAAGAAATACGCAACCGAAAAAAGCAAACCGGCAAAGATTGAAAAGATTAAACCACCAAAACCATTAACACCAAACAAAGATTTTGATATTAATAACAGAATTGAGCCACAAGGAAAAATTGAAGAATGGGAAGAACCCGGTTTGGACCTTTGGCAATAAAAAACTAAACAAATGAAAGTAACAGAAAACATAACAATAACGAATGAGGATAATATGAAGTTAATGGCAAGGTATGAAGATAATCACTTTGATTTGGCTATTGTCGATCCACCTTATGGATTAGGAAAAAAAATATATTCCGGAGGTACAAAAGGATGTAAATTTCACACTCTATTTGGAGAAAATAAGTGGGATGACAATGTACCTCCAAAAGAATACTTCGAAGAGTTGTTTAGAGTTTCAAAGAATCAAATTATTTGGGGAGGTAATTATTTTGATTTACCTCCTACAAGAACAATTATTTGCTGGGATAAAATGAAAGGAGATAACAATTTTTCGATGTGGGAAATGGCTTGGACTTCGTTTGATAAACCTGCAAAAATATTTAGAAAATCATCGATGGGGGATAGAATACATCCAACTCAAAAACCTATTAAACTATACGAATGGCTATTAGTGAAATATGCAAAAGAGAATGACAAAATACTTGACACGCATTTAGGTAGTGGAAGCATTGCGATAGCTTCGCACAATTTAGGCTTTGAGTTAACCGCTTGTGAATTAGATAAAGAATATTTTGACAACTCAATAAAAAGAATTAATAACCACGTTTCACAACTAAGAATTTTTTAAAATGATAATAGACATTATAACAAACAAAGCAAAATTGGAAAAGATCGTGCAAGGACTGAAAAAGAAATACAAGATACAAGCACCCAAAACAAAAGATGAAGCGTTAAGGCCTATTCCAAACAACGCGCAAACGGTGATTAATGACATAACAGAAGCAATTAAATTCATTGGTTCACTTGTCGAATTAAATAATGATTATGCAAAAGAACACAAGAAAAATGAATTCATGTTGACAAAACAAGCGGTGAAAATTGGCATCCAGGAAGCTGAATTGAAGAAATTGAAGCGAATAAATGAAAGATTATTAAAAAACGTAAAAGTTTAACAAAAAAACTTTGCCCTTGAAAAGCCTATAAACATTGAGAAGTTGAAAAAAGTTTACTAAAAAGCGAAAATAATTAAAGAAAAGTTTGGAAGTAATAAACTAAATAGCGTATATTTGTATCAGACAAAAACAAAAAAACAAAACACTATGAAAAATTTAACTACAAACCAACAAACAGAATTAAACAACATTTTAGAAAGCGAAGATTTTAAAAACATTTTTGATTTTGAACAAGAAAAAAAAGACTTAGCAAAAGATGGTTGGAATCATAAAGAAGTTAGCGAATTTGCAAAATCATTAATAAAAAAATAAACAAAAAACAAAGGGGTGAAATTCCCCTTTAATTTATAAACTAAAAAACAAACAAAATGACAACTCAAGAAAAAAAAGAAGAATTAAACGAAGCAATTTTAATGATACAACAAGCACAAGAAATTGTAATGGATTTAATAGGTGATAATAGAGCATTAGCAAACAGATTTGAAGCTTTTGGAAAATTTGGTTTCGACCAATTATTAGGAAATGGAAACCCAAATGATGAATCACTTTTTAATGTAATTGAAGAACTATAAAAAATAATTATGAAACAAACTATTAAAAACAGAATGAAACAATTGGATTTCAATCTGATGCAATTGCATAACGCTTCCGGTGTTCGATACGCTACTTTAAGCGGCTTTATAAACGGTGATAAACAAATTCGATTCCATAACCTGGAAAAGATTTGTAATGCTTTAAAACTTGAGTTAAAATGCTTTTAGACTTATCAAAACCATTTGAAGCAAAGAAAGCGGAAACAAAGCTTTCACAACTTATTGAAAAAGGTGCTAAAATTGAATTGACTGAAAAGAAAGCAATACGTTCAGTTAAACAAA